TAATTGCAACTCTGCACATTGTTTAATTTTTCAGTTGACACAGTCCCAGAAATTCTTATACTGGAATCATAACCATTTATCAAAGGAGAAATAAAAATGGCATCTTATCCAATTTGGAACAAAGTCACAGCTTGTATTTACAAAGGTCAGAAGAGTTACGGGGTCAAGCAGACCGGGGACGTTTCCGTTTATGTCGGATCATCCGCCAAAAACTCGCATCACTTTTTGAACCACTCAACCACAATGAGAGAACGCACCAACGGAGATCGTGAGTTTCGTTTTTATGTTGATGGGGTTCTTATTAAAAGGGTCTTGTTGCCGAAGGGTGGCGTTGACCTGGTCAAGCTCAAGAATGTACCAAACGATTTGCAGACAGGCAAAATTTTATACAGAGATGACATACATCTCATCGATGATCCAGAAGCGTGAGCTTCTGGATTTTTTTCCAGTTTTTTTTCCCAGTAAATAAAGATCGCAAAGAATCGCAGAGCGACCATTTCATTTTCTTTGCGATCTGATTCGTGCTTCCCGATTCGCAGTTTGCAACACCCGCACCAGATCACCGTGATCCAGGTAGCCTGGAAGGGAGGCGGACAGAGACGGAGTGCAGAGGTGGACAGAGATAAAAGTGCAGAGTTTACCACCGTCAAATAAAAATAGATCAGAGGTCAAAGGGTCACGAACCAAGAAAAAAGAAATGTAATTATTGGCTTGTATTCTCAAATGTATTGATATCTGGGACTTTTCCACAGTTATCCTATTTCCTTTTATTGGTGATTTTAACTCAATAAACAAGGGCAATTTATCAGTTATTATTATTAAATCTGGAAAACCAGAATTAAATTTATTTTCTATTTTCTGGATAAAACAACCTTTTGGAAGTTGTTTTTTTATATTCAAAAAAAAGTTTTTTTCGTTCATTTTATTGTTGACTTATATGGAAATATATGGGAATAATTATTATATAGCATAAAGGAGAAAATATGTTTTATAGAAATAATAAACCATTTACTTCAGAAGACCAGAAGTTTTTTTTATCTCCACTTTACTGGATCGAAACAGTAATAGAGGAGCAAGACGAGACAACAGTATATGTTAACAAAAAATATGGAGGACAAGATGACGACTAGAATGTTAGTTCCAGAAGATATTGAAACCAATACTCCAGTAAAAATTTACAAGAACAAACCAAAGAATCTTTGGAGTGTTCAAATAAAAACCGAAAAAGGTTGGAGAGTAAAAGGTCATATAAAAATAGCCAGAGTTAATAATGGCAGGTTTCAAGTTAATGAAAAGACTAGACAAAAGATTGTAGAGCAAGGAAAAAAATATGTTCACGCTTTTGTTATTGGCGAATGGTGTCAACATTGGACACTTTACGGAGATCATGGTTGTGTAGAATTTGTTAAATACAATCCTTACAAACACAAAGAATTTAGAACCACAGATTGGTATGGTAACAAACCAATATCTCCAGACTGGAGAGGAATTGTTTATTTTGGAAAAGATGGCAATGTAACCAAAGTAAAGAAAGGGGGGCCTAATTAAATGTTATATAAAGATTGGAAAAAAGCAGAAGTTAAAGGCTTTGATGTTTTTCTGGAAACTGGGATTTCTATTCGAGGTTTTAAGAAGTGGGACAAAAAAGCTAGAAACGCGGCGATCAAAGAATTTATTGAAATTTTAAAGAATGATCAAGTTGATTTTGATTATGAAGAAAACAGGAGTGATTAAAATGGGGAACTTACAAAACAATGTAATGATAGAGGTCGAGCAAGAGCTTGACCTTTGCCTCAATCAAAAAGGAATGACCAACGAACAAGCTTTAAATCATATTGAAAAAGAGCTTGGCACATATAAGAAAGAGATTGCAAAGTTGATTATCTTAGAAAGACAAGCAGAAGATAGAACTGGTCAATCTTGGGACGACTTTCACAGAACTAACAGAAGCTTACATCAAGGAGATTAAACTATGCCAATGTTAATATATATTTATAAAAATAATTTAGGCGATTGCACTAATAATGGTGTTTCGTCCAGAGATATAAAAGGCTTATGTCTTACGAATGTAGATGGGCCTTTCGAGCCTTGCAAAGATTATCCAAAAGCAGAACTTGTTTTACAAGATTTTGGATATGGCAAGAGTGTTAAAATTGTACCTCATGAAGTAATCGACAAAAATCCAATGTTTGGTGGTAACTTCGGAGAAACTTCAGACTCCAGGTTTTCAGAGAAAGTTTCTGAAATGTTAGGACATAAGTTTTATGGTGCAGTCGCAATTCATGATAGGGTAGAATAGAATGAAAAAGAAAAAAATAAAAAATATAACGCACAATGGTATCATTGATGCTTGGGAGTTTGCATCTTTTGAAGAAGATCCAAAAGAATATGGCAAAAGAATATACATAGATGTTCCTAGACTTGCAGAAGCAGTTGAACATGAAATAATCAGTAATAAAAGATATAAAAACTACCAAGTTGAAGTTTGTGGTGTAAGAAAATGGGAGTGGTAAAAATGAAACCAATCAAATTTAGAACTAATCTTCCAGACGATAATCCTAAAGACTCAATAGATCAAATGGTCTTTAGGATTTTAGACGATTTTAAAGACGGAGTCACAGACGGATTAATTCATGGAATTAGAAGCGAGACTAACAAGGCTCATTATTACAAAGAAGGTTATGACTTTGGCTTAGTTTTATATAACGATCAGATAGACAAGGAGCAAAATGAAACACTTAAATAAAACTCATGTAGACTTATGTAGTGGCATTGGAGGATTTGCACTTGGCTTAGATGAAGGTGCAAAACTATCCAAACCAATTTTATTTTGTGACACCGAACAATGGTGTCACAAAGTATTAAAAAAGAATTTTCCAGGTGTACCAATTTTTAACGATGTAAAGGAGATCGCAAATGACCCAAAAAGATTTATTCCAAAAAAACCAGATATTCTCACCTCTGGATATCCGTGTCAACCGTTCAGCGTTGCAGGAAATCGCAGAGGGCAAGAAGACCCTCGCCACATCTTCCCGTATATCTTTAGAATTGTTGAACAAACAAGACCCTCTTTTGTCATTTACGAAAATGTTTATGGGCATCTCTCATTGGGATTGGACGAGGTTCTCTTTAAAATGGAAAGCATCGACTACTGTACGAGGACATTTGTATTTCCGTCTTCATCAGTCGGAGCATGGCACAAAAGGGACAGACTCTGGATCGTCTGTAAATCTTTACGCAACACCGAACACGATGGATCATCTTCCCCCAAGGAGTGCAGAAGCAACGAAGAAAATGCAAGAAGGTCACAGAAAGGGACGGAAGAAACCGAGCAATCTGAGAGAGCAGTTAGATCCAATGACAATGAGTTTGTATCCAACTCCAACGACCAAAGGTTTCGGTCATGCCTCGGAGGGACAAACAATGATCTTCAGAAAGAAAGTGGAGAATGGAGAAATGACGGAAGCAGAAGCTCAAGCAATGATGGACGGAGTGACGCTAAGACCACCAAGAATGAAAACTTGGAATTATCCGACACCACTTGCGAGAGATTGGAAGGACGCATCATACAATCCAACATGGAAAGAGAGCAGAGACAAATCGTTACCGAGAGAAGTGTTGAAGAACAATTATCATGGTGGGAAGTTGAACGCCAACTTCACGGAGTTCCTAATGGGATATCCACAGAATTGGACAAAGACAGAAAACAACGATTGATTGGCTTGGGGAATGCAATATGTCCCCAAAATGCAATGTATTTAGGACTAGCTTTGAGAGGAGAGTTTAATGGCACATCTTAAAATATCACAAAAAGAAATAGAGTTGTTTGTTAGAAGTATGTATACTTACAGAAATAAATTGGATGAAGATCATCCACACTCTGATACTTATGCTTATACACATCCAGTATCTAAAGAAAGAAGATATGTAACAAACACAATCGGTAAAATGGAAAATGAGCTAAAGGTAAGATCAATGCGACCCCATAAGGTGACCACATGACAAGAGGTAGACCTCCTGGATCAGTAGAAAATCTTTTTCAAAAGGTTGAAAGGCTCAGATATTTATATATAGAGCATTGTGAGTTAGTGGGTAAACCACACTCACAAAGATACCAGGGCGTATTGGATGGTATCGATCTTTGCATGGAACTTGCAGAAAGTATAAAAGCTTTTCAAAATGACATCAAAGAAATTAAATTAACGAAAGGACTTAAACATGAAACGAATACACAAAGCAAAACAAGCTGCGAATAGGCACAAACGGAAAACAAACGCAAAAAACAAGTATTTTTCTTACACACACAACGGAAACAAAAAAGTTAGAAAATAATAATGTCACTTGACTTGCAAAATTTATGTGTGTTATTTCTTAATAGCACGAGGCAATTACGGGAATTGCTACTCAACGCCCTTGTCGGAGAGGGTTTTCCTCCCCTTGTCCTCTCCGACTACCTCATAATCACCTTCAATGAATGCAGACGGATAAGCTTTTTTTATCTCAGACAGTCTAGCTACAATTTCTTCACGAGAAAGTTTATCTAATTGATGCACAACATTTGTTTCTCTTTTATCTATGGCAAGACCTCCGAGTGCAGATCTAATCTTCTCTGCATTAACGGCGGCAGAGAACTGTCCAGATTCTTCTGCACCTTTGGAAAGATCAGAGAATCTTTTCAACTGGCCCAACAAAGTGACACCATATTTCTTTTCTCTGGCTTCACGAAGATCTTTAACATGATCCACAACCAGGGGAAAATCTTTACCATTGAGCAAAAGACTTGCAGTCTTAGCTGCTTGTCCTTCAGAATATCCAGCTTTTCTAGCACATTCCGCATTGGAATAAGTGCCTTCAACTATAAATTTAGCAAATTCTTTTTGTCTATTTGTAAGAAATTTTTCTTTTGGCATAGCCTTATAATAGTGTTTTCCCCATATTTTTTCAATTCAAAACACAAAAAAATGCCCGCGTGTCATCATAAATCGTACATGAAGTGTAACAAGTGTAACGAGAAGTGTATAAAATATTTGAGTGTCACCAATGGTTTGAGTAAAGTTTATACACTTATACACTTATACACCTATTTTTTAAAAAAAGTTTACACACAAAAAAATATGACAGAAACACTATATACGTTTGGCAGGAAGAGCAAAGCATGGTAGATTTAATTATGTTCTTTGCTATAATATTACTTTGCTCACCAATCGCTAATCCTAGTTGTATTGAAGTACATGACATGGTACAGCCACAAGGTTACAAAACAATAGAGAAATGCCAAACAAGATTGAGTGAAATGATGTGGAATATTAGAAATACAATACCAGTTCCACATTCAATGACTATAAAATGTATTAAAAAGGAGAACAATAATGGAAGAACTACCTAAAGATCAGACAATTTTAAATATTAAAGACCATTGCACCGGGAAGCTATGTCCAAGATGCAAGACGGTTTTACAGACAATTGATGTTCATGGACACTTACAATGTGTTATGTGCAAAACAGTAATTGAAGATTGTTGCCAAGGACAACCACAAAAATGAGTGACAACATAGTAAAATTTCCGTATAAATTAAAGAAGACACAAATGCCAATAGAACGAGTATGTGATTTGGCAAAAACTAGGTTGGAAAATGTGGTTATCATGGGGGTAACTAAACAGGGTCAAGTCCAACTTATATCTACATTCCAAGACCCTGCTGAAGTTCTTTGGTATTTAGAAAGTGCCAAGATGGGTTTAATGCAAGGTATGATATTGGAAGAGGGAGAGATTGATGAAGAAGAGTGACAAAAAAAACGTACACAATAAAACTGGAGATAACATCATCCAGTTTCCCAAACCATCCACACCTAGCGATGGCAGTCGCAAGGAGGATGTGGAAAGTGGGGAGAGACTCACATTCTATTTCACTCCAGATTGGGACACCAGTGGAGACGATCCAGAAGATAGCGAAACTTGAGAACTGGAAGAAGGACGATAAAAGAATCTATGATTCACACAAGGGTTACTGGGGACCTTTTTTAACACCAGAAGAATCAGAAGAATTATGTGCAGAAAAATTTGAGGATGATCCAAGGGCAATGAAAGAATCAGAACAAAAGTACAGAAACAAATATTCCGTACAACAGTCATCAAGCTCTAGTTTAACCTGGGCCGAAGACACTTACGAATAATTTTTTTGATTGACATATAGGAAAAAATGTGATTAAAACATAATAAAAGGGAGAGACAATGTTAGTTATTATAGAGTCGCCATTTCGCGGCAATAAAAATTTTGGTCAAGAACAGAACTCAACATATGCAAGATTATGCCTTCATGATTCGTTGATGCGTGGAGAGTCACCTTTTGCATCACACTTACTTTATACTCAAGTATTGAACGAGCAAGATCTAGGTCAAAGAACAATGGGCATGAAAAGAGCATTCAAATGGTATCGACACGCTAATCTTATGGCAGTATATCGAGATCATGGAATAACTCAAGGCATGAGAAAAGGTATCCGAGTTGCTAAATATTATAATATAAAAATAGAATTTAGAACTTTAGCAGACTGGGCCAGGGCAATAGAAGCAGGAGAGTATAATGGAAGATCCCAAAAGACAAGAAGAGCTGTTTGATAACTGCTTGAAAGAAGAAAAGTATTGGAGACAAAAACAATACGACCATGAGTGGAATGAAGACAAACTCAATGCACGATGGTGTAAAGAACAAGCAGATTATTGGAAAGACAAAATCAATCATGGAATTTTTTGGGAACCTAAATTTTGACAGACTTTAAGTACAAAACAAAACCATACCAACATCAAAAAGAAGCACTAGAACAAAGTTACATGGAAAGAAACTTTGCATACTTCATGGAGATGGGTTGTGGTAAGTCAAAAGTGTTGATTGACAATATCGCTTGGCTTTATGAAAAAGCAGAAATTGACTGTGCCGTTATCGTTGCACCAAAAGGTGTATACATGAATTGGAAGAATAGTGAAATACCTATTCATCTGCATGATAGTATAAGACATAAAGTTTACACATGGAAATCTAGTCTAACAAAAAGAGAAACGGAAACGCTCCGTGAATCGGTGGTCGAGAGACATAGACTTAGAATCATTTTGGTCAATGTTGAGGCTTTTGCTACAAAGAAAGTGTTACAATATTTAGATAAGGTAACACATAGAAGCGAGTTTCTTTTAGCCATAGATGAATCAACAACAATTAAAAACATAAAAGCAAAGAGAACAAAGGCACTTATAAAATTTGGTGAGGCTGCGAAGTATAAAAGAATATTAACTGGAGCACCAATAACAAAATCACCTCTTGACTTATATGCACAGTTTTTATTTTTAAACAAAGAGATCATGGGGTTTGATTCATACTGGTCTTTTCAAGGAAGATACGCAGTAGTGAGAAGTGTTAAGATGGGAGCACATTCTTTTAACCAGGTTGTTGGGTACAGAAATTTAGAAGAGATGAAATGTAAGATCGCTCACTATTCTTATCGTACAACAAAAGAAGAAGCATTAGATTTACCACCAAAGATATACACAACCAGGCAAGTTGATCTGACAATGGAGCAAGAACGACACTATCAAAGTATTAAAAAAACTTCGGTAGCTTTGCTTGAAACTGGAGAGATGGTTACTGCTCCAGAGGTCATGACACAATTACTAAGACTACAACAATTACTATGTGGTTATCTTGTTACAGACAACGGAGAAGTAGAAGAAATACCAAACAATCGTATGAATGTGTTAATGGAAACAATCGAAGAGATGGAAGGCAAAATTATTATTTGGTCAAGATTCAGACACGACATCATAAAGATAACAGAAAAGCTAAAAC